AGACCTAGCCGAGGAACGCGAGTTTCTGCGCTTGATTGACAAAATGAAAATGCACCTAAAGCAAAACCGAGAACGATGAACGTTGAAACAATACAAGTAAGTTCATGCCGTGGCGCGTTTGATCGCGAAACAAGGCGCGTGTACCTAATGGAGTGGCTTGAACACGTACGGCCTGACGTCATGATAAACGACTACAACAAGAAACAGCTCCCTGCGATCATGCCGCACGGTGTATTTTACAGCCGCAGACAGGACACGATTCAGCAGCACAGCGGTCTAGTACAGGTTGACATAGACGGCAAGCACCAACGCGGTGGCTTTGATCCTGAGAACTTAGCGCGAGACATGGAGGCCGCGCCCTACATCGTATCGGGTGGCATTAGCTGCATGGGCGAGGGTTGTTATATGCTAATTGCAGTCGAAGGCATCGACCAAAACAACCACAGGGAAAAAGCCAGCCGCGTCATGGATCTAATTGAAGAACAGTTCAACGTAGTGGTGGATGTGCCCGTTTCAAACAATTTAAGCAGCCTGCGCTTTGCGTCAGGGTATGCACCCTTCATTAATTACGATGTAAAACCATTAAAATTCGAGTCATGAACAACACCGATGAACTGCGGGCGCTGTCCGAGAAGTACGACATGCAGCCTGATCACTTCCATAAAGACCCGCGCGGCTTTGTCATTATGACGCGCCGAGGCGTTGAGCACTTACAAGCCAAAATAAAGGCCACAGTGCGCTTTTCTACCGTCGCTGAATACTCAGACCCAAAGGATGGGAGATATTGCATTAAAGCATACGCAAAATGCGAAATAGGGCAAGTGGAGACGTATGGCGAAAGCAGCAAAGCAAATAACCGAAACGCTTACCCGATTGCCATGGCGGAAAAACGCGCTTTATCACGTGCCATTTTGAAGCTTGCAGGCTTTTACACTGCTGGCGTGTATGGCGAAGACGAAATTGATGAATAGCCTTAATGAGTTTTTTGATACCGTAGACGCTGACCATGCCGATGAGGTTGAAAGCATGAAAGACTACGCATTACACCTGCTCAGCACGTCCACAATGAAGGACGATGATGACGGGTTAGAAGATGAAATAATAGACACAGACCCAACGCCAAGCCGCTGGCGTGAGATATTCGAGCGGCTACGATTAAACCAGTTGCGTGCAATCGACTTGCCCAACTGTTCACAAACTGAATTCACTAAATCATATAAAAAACATGGAATTGATAATTGAGGGAGTTATTAAGCGCGTTTGCAAACCGATGGAATTTGAAAGCGGCTTTAGGAAGTGTGAAGTACACGTTGAAATCCAAGACGGGAAATACCCGCAGACCTTGGCGCTGGAGTTTCTGAAAGACGACGTAGATGAAGCCGTTGCATTGCCTGAGGGCAAGACAATCAAAGCACGCTGCAACGTACGCGGCAGCGAATGGCAAAAGGACGACACGCAGCCAATGCGGGTATTTATGTCGCTAGTGCCTTGGAAGTATGAGATAGTAGAAGGCAATCCAGCACCAACCCAGCAACCTGCAAAAGATGGCGCAGATTTCCCTTTCTGAGGTGCGGTATATCGTTAAGCTACCAAAGCAAAACACGCGCGTCACGTTTGAGAACTATGGCAGCTTTGCCAAGTACGTCGAGGATCTGCGCACCAAGCAAATAAAACATGAACTTCATATTGAATACGATGAATCTGAGACAGTTTATAAAGCAACATTACAAGACGGTAGACAGGTGCGCGGATGATCTTGGCGTAACCCGCCGCACGGTAGAAAATTACTGTTTCCGTAACCCGTCAGGCATATTGAAGCACAGTGGTCAAATCATACAGCTGGACGGCGTGGAGCCGTTGCAGCTATTCGACGCGGTAGCCGAAACAATTGAGCAGATCAATGAAAAGCGCCCACGGTAGTCGTACAGGCATTTGGATACCGCTGGAGATTTGGGGGCTTGACCTCGCGCCGATGGATCGTATTCTATTGGCTGAGGTTGCCAGCTTTGCGGAAAATGGTAAGGCTTGCTTTATGACCAACGCCAAACTAGCCGAGGCGCTCGGCATAAGCGAAGACCGTACCCGAAAGATTATATACCGACTGATACAAAGCGGCCACCTCAATAGGGGGGTGGTTGCAAACGGACAGGGTGGGCACAAACGGACTTTAGGGTGGGCGCAAACGGACAGGGGGGTGGGTGCTAACGGACAGGGGGGTGGGCGCAAACGGACACGTACTAATCAACTTACAAAACATATTACTAAAACACTACAAAACAAGGAAGAAATTTTGCTTGTGGTTCTTCCATGGCAAACAGAAGCCTTTGAAGCCGCATGGTCTGAGTGGCTAGAATATAAAAAGACGGATCACCGATTTACTTACAAATCCCACAAAAGCGAACAGCGGGCACTAATCAAACTCCAAAATGAACACACTGAAGAAACAGACGCCATCGACGCAATTCATACAGCAATTACAAACGGATGGAAAGGCTTGGTATTTAACTCACCCAAAGGCGGGAGAGCTAACAAGCGGCGAGCGGATAACCTTGAAAGAGATGTCAACCGCGAAAAGCTTGCAGAATTTGCAAGAACTGGACGTATCACGCCTGACGGTGGAAACGTGCTTTAAAGGCACGAACGTGCGCACGGCATTAGTCTGCGACGAAGCACCAACACGGGCCGCGCTGATCGGTATGCTAGGCCGCTGCGTCAAGTTTATCGACGCGAACAAGACACTAACAGAACCCGAACACATTGCAATGACGGTGAACGAGCTTGTCCAGCAATTTCCAACGTTTACCCTTGAAGATTGGCGCCTGTGCCTGTACATGATGGCTAAAGAGAGCTTTGGACCGTACTACGAACGCCTAAAGTTGGCGCAGTTTGTCGATTGCTTCACCAAGTACGACCAACTGAAGCAGCCAGTAGTTCAGACGATACGCGAGAACGAACGCAAAGAGGCCGAGCGGATGCAGCAGGAAGCCATGAGGCATTTACAGCCCGAATACGCCACTCAAATTAACCCTGTGGCATCAAGGGTACACCCAGCCGACTGGATGGCAGGAGAAGACCGCTTAACGTACACAGAGCGCGATGAGATGCAGAAACGACAGAAGCAAAGCAATGATTGAACTACACAACGTGGATTGCATGGAATACCTTGCAACGCTTGAGGACAACGCTTTTGAATTGGCTATTGTTGACCCGCCTTATGGAATTGGTGAGCATGGAGGAAAAAACAGAGCAAGTAAAAGCAACGCTTGGAAAAACCCAAAGCAAAAAGACTATAAAAAAAAGGAATGGGATAAAGAGCCAATGGACGCTTTTTTCTTTACAGAGTTAAAGCGTGTAACAAAGAATCAAATAATTTGGGGCGCGAATCATTTTGCAGATAATTTTGACGCAAGTTCACCCGGTTGGGTTTGTTGGTATAAAGCAGGTCAGAATCCCAACACAGATTTTTCACCAATTGAACTGGCGTATAGTAGCTTTAGAAAGCGAGCGAATTTTTTTGATTTTCCTTGGCTTGGATTTGGCGCGGTAAATGCAAAAGAAAAACGCATCCACCCAACCCAAAAACCCGTGAAGTTGTACGAATGGCTGCTAATGAACTACGCAAAAGAGGGCGACCGAATATTAGACACGCACCTCGGTAGCGGTTCAATTGCAATTGCTTGCCATAACCTTGGTTTTGATTTAGTCGGATGCGAACTCGATACCGACTATTTCAACGCGGCAAAGAAACGCCTCCAGCAGCACCAATCACAACTTAGAATACCAATGACATGACACCAATTGAGCAATTTTGGCTTGACCTGATGGACTCACGCCGCTACGCCATTACAGAAGTTTACGGCGCGGAATGTGCAAACCGTTACAGGCCGCACCACTTGGAAAAGGAGTATTTTATTAATAATAACGGCACTTTTTCAGAGCATCCGAGCGTAACAGAACACACCAAAGCATTTTGGATTATGTGTGAAACGCATTACACTACACAGCGCGAGGCATACAGGCGGAAACTACGGGCGAACTGGCACAGGGTAGAGCAGTCCGATGAATACAAAAGCCGTAAGCGTGAGCGCGAAATGTTAAAGGACTACATTAGCCAAGCAATTAACGGCAATGGCAAAGAAGCAGACACACGCACAACTAAAGAAGAAGGTCGATGAGTGGTACAGCAAAGCGATCAGATACCGAGCAGCAGACAAAGACGGTTATGCCGAGTGCTTTACCTGTCACACACGTTACCATGTTGGGCATCTCCATTGCGGACATTTTGCAAGCAGGAGGCACATGGCCACCCGTTGGGACGACCCAGCGGACGGCATTGGTAACACAGCCCCGCAGTGCGTGGCCTGCAATCTGTACGACCAAGGTAGACAGTGGTATTTCGGTCAGAGACTTGACAGCCTTAAGCGTGGAAGAGCTGCGGAAATTATGCGAGAGGCACAGCGCCCGCGAAAGTATGGCATGGAAGAACTTAGACAACTGTGCGAACGTTACAGACGAGAGGCTGAACAACTCATTACACGAACGCCTGCGCTCGCTAACAGACCAGCAAAGAGAAGCAAGGATACACGAGCTAAGGGATGAACGGCTTAGGTTGTTTAAGGAAAAGGTGAACAATGAGAGTAAGCGCACAGCAGTCGGCGATCAATTGTACATATTGACTGGACACCTTGGATACAAACGCAACTGAATGCCTACGATACCAAGGAAGCAAACGCCCGATCCGAGGCGCAAAGGACGTAAGCGAGACACGCCACAAGATCGCAGATACTGGACTAACGCATGGCGTAAGAGTCGGCTGGCATTCCTAAAGACTAACCCCGAATGCATTGGGTGCGGCGGACCTGCCAACGTGGTAGATCACGTCGTGCCTGTGCGTCAAGGGGCTGAGTTCTGGGATAGCAGCAACTGGCAGAGCATGTGCACGCGATGCCACAATGCTAAGTCAGGCCGCGAAGCGCATATGACATGAAATTAAGAATAGGACACATACCACGCAAAGCAGGTGTTTATCAATGCACAACGCCGAGTGGATCGTATTACATTGGGAGAGCTGCAGATATGAAGGAGCGCGTATATCAGCATTATGCTTACCTGAAGCGAGGAGAGCATAAAAACCAGCGGCTGCAACGTAGCTACGAGAAATATGGCGGGCGCATGAAGTGGTCCGTGTTGTTTGTAGCGGATACAGTGCAGACAGCAATACAATGGGAGGCTGACTATCTGCGTATGTTTTGGGGTGATAAGAAGATGATGAACATGCGAACTGGTGATGCATTTACTGCTGAGGAGAACGAGCGCAACAAGAGGAAGCCAGTGTATGCTATGAACCGCGACACTGGACAGTATATTAAGCTCAATTATGTGAGTGAGTTTGGTGCTATGATAAATGCAGGGAGAGGTTGTGTTATACCCAATGCAGTTTATAGTTTTACGCTTGAGGAATGTGCAAGCAAGAGGCTGCATTATTTACGCAAGGAGATAGAGCGTTTGTATAAGAAGGAATTGACACAGGACATCAAAGAATGTAAGCGGAAACAGAAAGCACTGAGGCCGAGGCAACGATATGCATACATCTGCAGGAACGTACAAACGGGTGAACACAAATACGTTGACCAATACGACAAACCTGATTGTTTAGGTGATTGGCAGGCGCGGCGAGTTAATGGATATTGGTCAATTCCACAATTGGCAAAACCTGTTGAAGGATGGCATCAAATACATGGTCATAGAGTATGGCGAAGTATAGGTGAATGTAAACGCGATTTAAAGAGATCGCATGTATCTGTGTTAAGAACAATTTCAAAGAAACAGAAGGCTTGTGCTGGATGGAAGATAGAATGGGGTGGCCATTGCAAAAAAAAATAGCAAAAAGCTGTAGCATCGCCGTAGTATCCATGGCGAATTATTTCATTTTTTTCTTTGCGTTTTGGCGCTACCTTTGAGCATGGACGTACTTACAGACACGCAGAAGCTTGAATACAAGCGGATAAAGAACGCACTGCGCAGCGCTCGACACATCGGCGAATTAGATGAAGACCTGTTGACAATGGCCGCCTGTTTAGCAGTTGAGGTGCGCGAACTTCAAAGCCTGATTGACGAAAAAGGTTACACCTACGAATTTAAAAACAGGGACGGCGGCACGATGACGAAGCACAGGCCAGAGCATCAGATGTTAGTTGAGTCACGATCAAAGTATTTGGTGGTGCTCAAAGAATTAGGCATGACACCAGCCGCACGTAAGCGCATTGAAGTCGAGGTTGAAATGGACGACGAACTTGAGCAGCTCCTAACATTTAAAGATGCTTGACAGCGTTGGGCACAATTACGCGCTCGACGTAGTCACAGGCAAAATACCAGCGGCCAAGTATGTAGCCAAGGCGTGCCAGCGATACCTCACGGATCTCGATACAGCAGAGGAGCGGGGTCTAGAGTTTAAGCCAAAGACCGCACAGGCTTACATTACATTTTTTCAGCGGGCGATCCGTCACACGGTAGGCGAATGGGATGGCAAGCCGTTCGATCCACTTCCATGGCAACAGTTTATATTGTGGAATCTTTACGGGTGGTTTCGTGAAGATGGTACAAGACGATTCAACTATGCTTATATTACGGTTGCTAGGAAGAATGGTAAAACGACACTTATGGCGGGCTGTGCGCTCGCTGCTCTTTTCTTTGATCAGGAAAAAGCTGCTGAGGTTTATTTTGCAGCAACTAAGAAAGACCAAGCAAAGATCGGATTCGACGAAGCGCAGCGGATGGTTTCGATCTCGCCGCCGCTCCGTAAACACCTTAGAGCAGGGAAGCACGACATTAAAGCGCCGACGCTCTCAGCGCGATGCACGTACCTAAGTAGCGAACGCGATACACTCGACGGCCTCAATATACACTTTGCAGGCATTGACGAATATCACGCGCACCCAACGGACGGCGTGGCGAACGTCCTGCGATCAGGTATGCAGGCGCGGCGTAACCCGTTACACCTTACAATTACAACGGCAGGTTTCAACCGTGAATCTCCATGCTACGAAATGCAAAAGACGTGCAAGGAAATACTCGACGGGGTGAAGCACGATGATGCACAATTTGCGTTGATCTATGAGCTGGACGAAGATGACGACTGGACGGACTCCAGCACATGGATAAAGGCGAACCCGTCGCTTGGCGTGGCGCTACGCCCGCAGCTATTGGAGTCACAGTTACAGCAAGCCATTAACCTAGGCGGATCGCGCGAGGTAGAATTTAAGACGAAGCACCTAAACAAATGGGTGACCGCCTCAAAGACTTGGATACAGGATGAAATATGGAGCGCCAACGAACGGCAGGAAGATTTGACGGGGCGGATCTGTTGGGGTGGGTTGGACCTTGCAAGCGTTTCGGATATGACGGCACTTGTTATGGTGTACCCTGACGGCGAAGGCTACCACGTGCGCGGCCATTACTTCATGCCAAGCGATACCATTGACAACATATTGGACCGCGAGCCGTCGCATATCTACCGCACGTTTTTAGATCTCCCAAACTTTTACGTGACAGATGGCAACGTAACAGACTACGCAGCGATTCGTAGGCTAGTCAGTGGCGTCATGAATCGGCCTGACGGTCAGGAGGTAGACGGCAGCAGCCTCATGCATAACTATCAAATAGAAAAGATTGCTTTCGACAGATACAACAGCACACAGATCGCAATCGACTTGGTAGATGACGGCGTGCCCCTCACGCCATTCGGTCAGGGTTTTGTATCTATGTCGTCACCAACCAAACAACTGGAGGTTTTAGTACGAACGGCCAAGGTGTGGCATGATGGCGACCCTGTACTACGTTGGGCGCTTGGTAACGTTGAGCTAAAGATGGACCCAGCGGGCAACATAAAAGCCGACAAACAAAAGAGCGGCGGCAAGATTGATCCTATTGTTGCCATGGTTATGGGCATAGGTGAACACATGAAGACGCCGCAGGAGACAGAGCAGAATTTTGATATAATTTCCCTTTAGTAAATTGCAAGCCATATGGCAACACTTCGCGACAGATTGAACGCGCTTTTGAGGTATCGAGTCGGCAAGTACGATTCTCAGACCTTGGCGAATGACTTAGGTATCTACGGCACTACGGTAAGCGGTGCGAATATCAACGAGAATACCGCGCTTACAATCTCGACGGTTTACGCCTGCGTTTATAAGATCGCCAGCACCTTGGCGAGTTTAGATCTTGAGGTATATGAGCGCACAGGCCGCGAAATAGAACCCGCCAACGTTCACCCCGCTTATGACGTTATTAAATACAAGCCCAACGAATATCAAACGGCGTTTGACTTTTGGGAGACCGTTATAAGTAATGCAGTCATTAACGGCGTTGGCTATGCACTGATTGAGCGCGATGGCCGCGGCTATGTTACTAGCCTTGTTTGTTTGGACATATACGACGTAGACCGAAAAAACGTCAACGGGCAGATAGTTTACAGCGTGCGCAATGTGGGCATTGTTCAGCCTGAGAATATGCTTGAGATTTGCAACCTACAAAGAAAGTCACCGATACGCTTGCACCGTGAAAATTTAGGACTAGCCAAAAGCGCCGAGGATTTCGGAGCTGAGTATTTTGGCAGCGGCGGGCAAATGACGGGGATACTATCCAGCGATCAGCCTTTGAAGAAAGAGCAGATGGATATAATCCAAGGCAGTTGGAACAAGGCCGCACAGCAAGCAGGCACTAAGTTGCTACCGTTTGGCTTTAAGTATTCGCGTATAAGCATCAGCCCCGACGAAGCGCAGTTCATTGAAACGCGCAAATTTCAGGCTGAAGAGATATGCCGCATTTTTAGCGTGCCGCCTACGTTGGTACAGCTAGAAAGCCAAACAACATACAACAATGTTGAACAGCAAAACCTACAATTTGCACGGCACACGATTGCACCTTGGGCCAAGCGCATCGAGCAGGAGATAGACAGAAAGCTAATCCAGTCACGTGAGCGCCCACAGATATACAGCAAGTTTAACCTCAACGATTTGTACCGAGGCGATATGCAAAGCCGCGCAGACTTTTATACTAAGATGCTAAACAACGGCGTGCTAAGTATTAACGAAGTCAGGGGCAAGGAAGATATGAACCCAACGGACGGAGGCGACACGCACACGGTGCAGGTTAATCAAATCGCACTGGATAAGCTAGGCGCGTATTCCGATAAAGTTTCGAGCGATGGCGTTTAGTAAGTACCCCGAGGCGATGACAAACAACGCGAAGCGCGGCCTGCGTCTCAATGAAGAGGTAGGCGGAAAATGCGCGACGGCGGTAGGCAAAGAGACCGCGCGGATCTTATCAAACAAAGAAGCAATCAGCGAGGCACGCACCAAAAGGATGTACAGCTTTCTGAGCCGCGCCCGAACATATTACAAGCCCGACGATACAGAAGCGTGCGGCACAATTAGTTATTTACTTTGGGGCGGTGATACCGCTTTGAATTGGAGTGAATCAAAAGTTAAAGCAATGAAAGAAGAAGAAGACAAGCGCACGGAAGAACTGCGCAGCCAATACGGCGACAGCGTAGAATTACGCACGGCAGAAGTGCGGGCCGCTGGCGATGATGCTTTGGTAGTCGAAGGCTACGCGAGCAATTTTGATGTGGAGTATGATTTAGGATACTTCAAAGAAACCGTAGCACGTGGCGCATTCGATGACGTAATGCAGGACGATGTAAGGTTTTTACTGAATCACACAGGCGCACCATTGGCACGAACTACGAACGGCACGTTAGAACTTAGCGTAGACGACCAAGGTTTAAAGTATCGTGCAGCACTTGCCGACACGCAGGACGGGCGCGATCTTTACAAGCTTATCAAGCGCGGCGATATTACACAAAGCTCGTTCGCTTTTACAATTGACTCGGATACGTGGAGCGAGGACCGCAGCACGCGAACAATTACCAAGGTGGGCAAATTATTAGACACGTCGGCGGTTACATACCCAGCCAGCCCGACGGCATCAGTCTACGCGCGAAACATGGCAGAGGCGGCGCAGGAAGTGGAGGAATTAAAAGAAGAACAGGTAGCAGCCGAACCCGTAGAGGAGAAGCGCGCAGAACCTGAAACGATAAAAACAGAACCGCGTAACTTTACGCAAAACATTACTAAGATGACTTTAAACGATTTGAAAGGCCAGCGCAATGCAAACTATGAAGAGTTTGTTGCAATCGGCCAAAAGGCGGACAGCGAGGGCCGCGTTATGACAGAAGCAGAGCAGGAGCGATGCGATAAGCTTGACAGCTTGATGCAAGACCTTGACGTCAAAATCAAGCACAAAACACGTGAGCAGGACATGGTTGCACGAATGGCGCAGAGCGGAACAGCTGGCGCATCCGAGCAACGCGAAGTTGAGCGCGTTAATAGTTCTTTCAGCTTGAGCCGTGCAGTAGCTGCCGTTGCAAACGGCCGAAACTTGGAAGGTGCGGAAGCAGAGTGGGCAAGTGAGGCAAGCAAGGAGGCACGAAGCCAAGGCCTGCAAATGGCTGGACAGATTGCAATTCCTTCAGTGGCTTTGCGTGCTGGAGCTGCTGACGACTTCCAAGCAGGAAGCGGCGACGGTTCAGGATTTGTTCCAACTGTTGTACCTGCTGCAATCGAAGCACTGCGCGCCCCT